ATAATGTTGATACGACAACCAATAGGTTGTTGGGGCGGCGAAAGTGAAAGCGACTACCCCAACAAGAAAGACTTGGAGGCAGCAGGTAGGGAATTGAACCTCCTGCATCAAAAGTATCGTGACTTGAAAAGGATGCGCGATATGGAACGGGCTACGAGGACATTGGAATTGCGAATCCAGTTGAAAGTGCTAAACTCGGAGATCGACTTGACATATGCTCCAAGTTTGGCGGAGATTGTGCGACAGATCGCCGCATGGAAGTGGTACACAAAAAGCCGGAAAAGCGAAAAACCTCCCGATTGGTTTAAGCAACACATTGTTGGTACCTTGCACGCTTCTACACCAGAAAAGGAGTTAGTATGAAACACCGTTCCCGAACTCTCCTCCCTCCGGGCGGAGAGTTCGAAGAAAATGAAGACCCGATTGTCGCGTGGCAGCAAGTACTAGGGTCGCTTCCAGCGACCCTAGTAGAACAGAACGCCACTCATGTATCGGTGTCGTCTCTTGACCAAGAGACGGGACAGATCGTCTATGCCACCTTCTCTTTAGTGCCCGACCAAGAGAAGTTGATCCACCTTCAGCAGGCTATGGGTGTCGTCTTCGATTCTTGGGAAATCGAAGACGACAATAAAGGAAAAGGACCTTGTTCTTGTGGGGTCTGCCAAGAATGTGATTGGGCGAGGACACACGAATGACTCTAAATTGTGACATTCCTCCCACGGAGGTATGGGTTCGCGACGAATTCCTCCGTGGCCACTTAAGTGGCCACGGAGATGTAACTAGAGGCTACGCCTTCGGCGTAGCCTCTGTACCGGGGCAGGCCATCGGGTTTCACGTTCTCTTGGAGAACGGAGCCCAGTACGGCAGATTGCCCATCCACGCTTTGCTCGCTCACTGCCGCGCGGGAAGTATCCAAGACCTTCGCGATATAGAGACCTGGGACTGTCCCTCAGCAAGTGTAAGCTGCATTACATATGATTTCCTCGCGGGCAAAAAAGTCGAGGCTCTTATCATGGGGCAGTGGAAAACCGGGGAGTATCTGTTCACACTCGATTGGCACGCGTCCGCGTATGCGGACGGCGTAGGCGACCTGGGGTGGAAGTGTGCCCACATCCTGAAGTTAGACGTGGGCTGCTTTGCAGCCCTGCCGAACAACAAAATCAGATGGCATGATAAGGCCTTCATCCGGGCGTTCTCCGAACGCCCTGACTACAAGGTGAATCCTGTGAAGTGGAGCGTGGAAAATGTCTAAGAAAGATGATATCGTCGGGATGCCCCCGGCATCCCGACGAGGGTTTTTTGGAACCATCGCCGCCGCCTTGGTGCCTTTGCCCGTAGCAAAGGCACCCCAGAAATATTTTGCAGGAACGAATACACTAATTCCAGAATACTGTAAGGATTACTTTGAATACACGTACAATGTTGTACCCACAAACTTCGGAGTAATACGCGCCTATAGAAAAGTAACGAAGTGAGTAAGGACAAAAAAGTAGAGGCAGAAGAACCTCCAGTATTTCGTTATCCTAGACCACCAGCAGGACTAGGCTGGATGCTACCCGTTAATTTCGGTTTTGATTGGATGCAGAAAGTACCGAAAGAGAGAAAGAAAAATGGAAGAAAAAGAACCAATTCTTCCTCAGGCTCCAAAGGAGCCTGAGGAAGAAGATGACAACTACGACAACGGAGACGGATTTTTCGATCTTCGTATTATGGGCGGATGGATTTCTGCGTGCGCAGTAACTCCCTTCCCTCCCGCCCCCATCAAAAAAGTAAGAACGGAGCCAGAATAGAATGCCCGACTATGAAGTCACGCTGACCCGTCGGGTCAGCGTGACACTTATCCTTGCTGATTGCCCCAACGAGCAAGAGGCTTTGAACAACTATTCCAACTACGTCGCGGGGGAATGGGTCGCCAACGACGTAGAAGATTATTTCCCACACTCCGTCCGCGAAATCAAGTTGGTGGCCCCTTAGGGGGCCACCCGAATTGTGCGGTTAGGATCGTTGTTGAGTTGCTTCTTTTCCGAAGCATTTTCGCGCAGGATTTCATAAGCCTTTTGGACCGCCGTCGAGGAGTACTTACCCTCGGTGTCGGCCAAAACCCGAATCGCAGCCCCAAGTTTTGAGTTGCGATTTCCTGCTTTTTCAATGAGTTGCTGCCACGTATATGACAACACCTCGGGTCCTGCGACCGCTGCCACCGCGGGCGCGGTGGGCAGCGAAGTCATGCCTCCTGCCAGGGCGGCAATTCCGGCGTCTTTCAAACGCCCCTTGACTGAATTCTCAGCGTCGCGCCCCAGGGGAGCCCCTGCTACCCGCCCCAAGGCGGGTAGCAGGGAGATGATACTGGCTCCATTTTCCGTCAGGAACACGCGCATTTTGCGTGTTCCTGTTTCACGGGATGCAGCATTCGTCAACTCCATGAAGGTATCATACGCCCCACCCGCTTCACGCCGGGGGTCAGAGGAGTTAGAGAAGACTTGGTTTACAATGTCCGGTCCCATCGCCTTGAGACGGTACCGCAAGGTATCAGGATTCTTTAGAATCCCTGCGGTGGTGTCCACGTCTCCAAGAATACGATCCATAAAAGCCTTGCGTACGCCCTGTCGTACAGCGGCCTTTTCAAGGCCGCTTACGCGGATAATGGAATCCATCGAGGATTGGAAAGCCTTCTTACCTTTCTCGTTAAGGTCGGCGAGGTTGTCGTGGGCAAACAAGTCCCCCACCACCTTGTTGTAGTAAACCTCGGGGGCAGTCCTCCCGATTTCCTCGGCGGCCTTCCACTGGTCGGGGTCCATTTTCCTCGGGTCAAGCCCGGTGCGGGCTTGAAGATCGTCCAGCGACTGCTTTGCAGTCGCGGCTTTGTCGAGCCGCGACTGCACGGCGTCCATCTTCTGATAGGCCCCGATTCTTTTGCCAGGGTCTTTTGCTTTTTGGGCCAACTCTGCCAGTTTTTGTTGGTCGGCCACGTTTGGTGTGGCCGCCTTGATTAGTGGAGCGGAATCAACAACTTCCTGCATGGACTTTTGGAACTCGGGGGAGTACTCGCCTCCGGCGAGTCCTTTTATCTTGTCCACAAGCTCTTGCTGCTTTTCTGCAAACTTGGCTCCCTTCCCCTTAAGGAAGCCCGCAAATCCAGCCGCCGCGCTTGGCGCGGCGGCGAACATGCCGTTCAAGGAGGCTTCGAGGTTGCCTCCGCCGTCCATTTTGGAAGCCAAAAAGCGAGAGAAACCCTCAGCCCCGGCGCGTAGCGCCGGGTTGCGGATCGCTCCCGTAGGGATCAAATTGGCTGCATTCTGTGCTGAGTCCAGCGCCCTTTCGGGCGCTGGACTCATTCCCGCCAACTTTGCTCCGCCTGCCAAAGCACCACGCATTGCCATTCCGGTGAGGGCTCCCATGCCCGCCCCAGGAAGCCCGCCCATCAAACCTCCGGTCAGCGCGTCGCCCGCGATTGCCGAGCCCTCCTCCACCAGAGGTGCTACTTTTTTAGCACGTCCCGGCCACGGGTCCTCCTGCATTTGTAGTGGGGGAGCCAATGCAGGAACATCCGGCATTACCGGACCTGCGTTGTAGCCGCCGCGCGCGGAGAGCGCGTGGACGGCAGGGGTATCAAGGCCTGTGATACGATAACCTTTTTGCTTGAGAGTGGCGATAACCTTCGCTCGCTCATCGGGCGCGATGGTGTCGAAGCCTTCCAGGTCATTGATGTCGATGTCGGGCATGGTTATCTCCGCAACCTAACGGGCAGACCTTTGAGGTCTTCCTCGACTTTTTTACGGTTCGCCGAGTCCATTAGCTCCTGGACCTTTGTCAATCCGGTTTTTGTGGGCTCCCCGAACTCCAATTGGAAATCTCGCTTGATACGATCCTTATCTTTGCTTTTGGAAATTGCATCGATAATGACTTGTTCAATGTCGGCGTCAGAAGGATCTTTGACCGTCTTGCCTGCGGCACGCAGGCCACGGTTTTCTTTGAGGGTACGAACTCTACTCATCGACCAATTATCGATAGCATTGCGGACGTCCCCTAGGACGTCCGCAGGCAGATTCCACAGCCCCATCTGCTTGATTTTTTGGGCCGCGATAGCGCCAGCCGCAAGGCGGCTGGCATCGTGCAGAAGGGACTCGGGGTTGTTGGCCTGCCCCGGATTTGGCATAAAGGACTTGATCCACGCGCGTTCCTGATCGGACGCGGCCTTGCCGGATACCATGAGGGTACGTTCAGAAATGAGTTCGCGCATATCTTTCATGGCCGTCGCGGCCTTCATGCGGGCCGGATTACCGGCGGTCTTATTAGAGAGTTCGTCCAGAACAAAAGACAGATTGTCGCCGGAGGCGGACTTGGCTTTGCCCCCCAAAAACTCCTCGCGTAGCTTCGCTACGGCGTTGAGGACTGCGGAGTCATCGAAGCCTCCCGCATTAAACGCCTCTGTCAAGCCCTGGCTCACTTTGTTCGCCAGGGCACCATAACCTCCGAGGGCCTGGGTAGCTTCTCTTTCCTTCGGGGTCTCCGGCAGAAAGTAATCCTCGTTGGGATTGATGTTGCTCCTACGCCTCAGTTTGGGCATATTCGGTCCCATCCGTGGCTGTGCCACGGATGCTTGCGGCTTCGTTGCCGCCTGTGGCGGCAACGACATACCACCACCTTGAGGTGGTGGCTGCCCCGGCATAGCCGGGGCAGCCGAAGGTAGTTGCGGGGGTGGAGTAGCTGCCCCCGCTTTTCCGGCATTCAACATCTGAAGCACTCCAGCCATAGCGGGATTCTTTGCAAAATCAATCGGTCCCGTCCCGCCTGCGGCGGGACGCTGGGAGGTTGTGCTGATACGTTCTGGAAGAAACTGTTGGGTACCATCCGCGTTGGTTTGCAATTTGCTGCTGGTGTAAGTGCGTGTGTAGTCTTTACCTTGGCCGCCTCCGGCGGCCAAGCGTCCGGTGGATTCCATGAGTTTGACCGCCCCTACTGCGTTTAGCAGTAGGGACGCATCCTCGGGGGATTTTTGGTAAAGCTCGGCCACATCCTTGTAAAACTGAATCGGATTGTTGTGAAGCTTTTGCTTTTCAACCTCGTAGTTTTTTTCGATCTTGTCTTTTGTGGACGCATCAAGGCGTTCATAATGCTGTTTTGAGACGTCAAGCTGTTTCAGCTTGACGTCGATATTTTCTTGGCCGAGCGCCGAATTCAAAAAGTAGCTAGCCACATCCTTGACACTTTTGTTGTTTTCCTTGGCGAAATCCAGCAAAGTCTTCGACTTTGCTGCGTTGGCGGATTGTTGAACTCGCGCGCCGCCCTGAAGGGCGGCGTAGTCGGTCTGTCTTCCTTTGCGGGCTTGCTCTTCCATCTTGAGATATTGAGCCATCGCAGGTGCGCCGAACTGAGTCGGTGCTCCTCCGGCTATAGCAATGGGTTTGAGGATAGCCTGCCCGATTTTACCAAGCTTCGATTTAGCGGGCTTCCCCCAAACCTGCTCGCGCATCTGATTTTCGATATCCTGGGGGGAGAGGTTGCGCATTAACTCATCAAGTTTTGAACCCTGGGAAATCCGTTGCTCCAGTTGTGCGAGCAACGCATTTGGCTGGTCTTTTGTGGCCTCCGCCTCGCGAGCTGCATTCTGATTTTTGGCGAAGATTTGGGCACGCATCAACATATCTTCGGCCCTGCGGGCCTCTTCCTGTTTGCGAATGCGTTCTGCGTCGGCTTTGTCTGGAATCTGCCGAAGGGTTTCTAGAAACCCTTCGGCATCGGGATACATATTTTGATCTTCGTACATTACGGGCGACCTCCCATGGACCATTGACCTTGTGCATTTCGATTAACATTTTGTCCCATCTGAGAGAGACCACTGCCTAAGGCAGAAAGGCCATTCGAGGAAGGTTGCCCTGGCATCCAAGTATTCGCTTTGATATAGGAATCCCAAAGGTTCATTGCGTTGCCCGAATACCCGAGGTACCCACTGTTGATGCCCGCCAAGGTATTTGCCCCCGCTTGGCCCGTCGAGAAAATCGGGTTCCACGAGTTGTTCATTTGCGTTAAGTAATCCCCATACAAACCACCCGCAAGCTGCGAATTCGCTCGCGAATTCGCAGAACTCCCGAGCGAATTCTGGAATAGTTGATTGTACAAAGCCGATTGACTGTTGGTCTGATCGAGACCCAAACGGCCCGAATCCATACCGTACCGGAGCATGTCGTTGGTGGCTGAATTGCCCAAGGTAGACCAATCGAGCATTTGCCGATTTGCATTGTTCACCTGGGACGCTCCCAGGGTCGCTCGACCCAGAGAGTCTCGCGACCCTGTATCGAACATGCTAATGTATTGCCCCAGCGCGTTGTTAGCGGAATTCTGGGAGTTGCCAATACCGGAGGTAGCGGTGCCAAAGCGGTTGGCCGCCGAGTTTTCCATATTCCCATACAGAGAAGCCCCGGTGTTATTGAAGTTGCCGCCAGCATTCAAGAGGCTGCCCAAAATATCCCCATACTGACCTGCACGGGCTGTGCCCGTGCTCTGCCCAGCCACAAGTGGCTGCAACATGGTGTTCCAACGAGAAATATCAAGTTGTGCGGAATCGTTAAGTTGGGGGCTCAATCCGAGGGTTGACCCATAGCGCTGGTTTGCCCGGTTGCCCGCTTGATTGGCATTGTCGAACAACATGCTCTGCCGCGAGGTCATCGCATTCTGAAGCGGAGCAAGAGTGTTCAATCCGGCGTTGCTAGAATCTACGTTTTGGCCCCGCAAATTCGTGGCCGACCCCAACATAGAATTGAAGACCCCAGCTTTTAGCTGGGCGGCGGCAATCGCATTTTGTTGCTGGGCAAGCTGAGCTTGCATACTCCGCCCAGCGGCGGAGTCTGCCATTTGTCCCGAGGCAATCGAGGCTTGGGTTTGGTTGCCCGCATCCGAGATATTCATCTGGGCATTCAAGCCTTCACGCTGCGATTTCGCAGACTGCATGGCTTGCGCCAACTGAGAACCCATGTTCGCTCGCTGGAGAGTGAGACCTTGCTGTTGCAGAGCCGCATCGGTCACGGCTTTGCTCTCGGCCTGGAGGGCTTGATCCGCGAAGTCGGCATACGCCTGATTTTGCCCGCCGAACCCGGTCGCGCCACGACCCCCCAAATTTACGGCTTTGCGGGCCACCGCTTCCGCCTGCTGCTTTGCAGCAGTCGCCGCTTGGTTGCGGGCAAGCGAGGTGGCCTGGGGAATGGACATGATCTCCGATTTATCGAACGCATCCATGCCCTTCGTAAAGGCTTCCATAACCGCAGGATCGACCTGCCCAAGGTCTCGTGACATACTTCCGGCGGAGGCGCTTCCGCCGCCTCCGCCGGAGATGGCTCCCATGTTCATACCACCGAACATGTCATTTCCGTTAAATCCGGGGGCATTCATAGCAAAAGTGTTGAACCAATCGGGCAAAGCGTCCATACTGCCATTCGCTTTGCTCATGGCGGTATTCCATCCCTGATTCATTTGTCCTTGGGACTGATCCACCGCGCTGAAAGCGCGGGGAACGGACTGCTGAAACATCTGCAAATCCTGGGGAGTATAGCCCCCGTTGGCGGTGCCCTGCCGGATCAAATTCTGGTTGGTATTGTAGGCCCCGCTAATGTAGGGGGAGGCCGCAAGCGAATCTAGGGTCGCGCTACCGCGCGACCCTAGAAAGGCTTCGGGGTCCATCGAGTTGAAACGATTGACATTCTGCAACTGGCCCAAACCTTGCTGCGCAAGGTTTTGACCGTAGCCCATCATGCCCCCGGCCATGTTTTGCCCGCCCATAATACTATTCGTGTAGGGGTTCGAGGCGATCCCAGAGAACATATCATATGAACCTTGATTTTGTGGGCTCCACCCACCTTGGCCCATCCCATATCCGGCAATATCGAGGGCACCTTGGTTGTACTGATTGAGCCCCCCATTTTTGAACATGTAGTTGCCGTAATCCTGGGCATCCTGCATGTAGGGGTTGGCACCTTGTCCCATCTGAGAGGCCCGCCCGATGGTCTCCGCCGACCAAGGGTTCCACCCTTGGGCGTTGTAGTTGTTCATGGACGTATCAAGTCCATAGTTCAGGCGGGCTTCTGGCCCGCCTGAACTCCCGGCATACTGTTGGTAGTAGGGGTCTTGGCCGGGACCGCCGGGGTTCATCAAACCCGGAAGGATATTCTGTCCGTAGTTGCCGATTGCCCCTTGTTGCTGCGCAAGAAACTGGCGCATGTACTGGGGCATCCCATTGGACATGTCGTTGCCATACGACATGAGGGGCCACAACGACTGATCGATGACGTTGGGGGCGTACCCCGCCCCCAACGTCTGACCGTTGATGAAATTCATCACGTTGTTGCCCGCGCCGTGAGCGTTGTTAATGAGGGAATTCTGGGTGCGCTGTTGGCCCCGCCCGTCAAAATATCCTAAAAGGCTACCAATACCTTGCAAACCCGCCGAAATAGCAAATGGAACAGCACTCATGATTTCTCCTAATCAATTATGGCACGTTGTGCCATAATTGATTAGTTGGACTTCGCCCGAAGGGCGGCGGCGTTTATGGCCCCGGCAGACCCGGCCCCGGCAGTAACGACAAGCTCGACCTTACACGAAGTGCGATAGGGCAAGCCCAACGAAATCAGCATACGGTCATCCACGACCGTACCGTCGCCCGAAAAAATGAACATCTTTGAAGTCGTATTCCACGTGGCCGCCCCGTTATAGAGATAGATGTTGTCCCCCGCTACTCCGTCGATGGTCACTTTGAGATAAGCCGTGTTTGTGCCCGAGGCCGTGGAAGAAACCTGGGAATGGATAGACAAAAGGATTCCGGCTTCTGTAACGTTGATTACCGTTGTGGTCGCGCTCGAAGCAAGCGAGACCGCCGATACAACGGTCCACTTTGGGATGGCGGATGAAACACCCGTAAGGGTGGGGGTGTAGCTCATACGATATACCAGACCTTATTGATTGTGTCAGCTAGATAACGGTGCGCGACATATTGGGTGGCGATGGCGTCCGTGGCCGCCCCATCAATAGTTTGCCCTGTGACTGGCGTCACGGTGATTGTACCTGTCCCGATGTTCTTTACCTCGCACTCGAAGCCATCGATTACTTGATTGATGTTGGGGAGATTGACCGCGTAGGTCCCCGAATCGAGCGAGACGTAACCGTGCTGGGCGAAGCCCAACGTGTGCGTCGCGGTGAACAACCCGAAGTAGCTCCCCTGAGGATTGATCGTGGCCGAAACTCCTGGCTGTGCCAGGAGTTCGGAGACAATCCCGCCGGGGGTGCGGGTTGTAACAGTAATGTAACATGGCGTACGTACTTCGGATTGCACAAAGATAGTGGCGGGGCTTCCAAAAATAATGTAAGGTCCCTGCATATTCTTCTTCGATGTCAGGGCATTCGCTCGAACGTTACCGTTCGATTGAGAATACTCGGAGCCCACAAAGGCCATGACATAGTAAAGACTTTTGGCGTCGGTGTTTTCCTGGTTGAACGAAAGGGTAATCTCTGAGCCACCTAGCAAGTCGCGCTGCTGCGCGACTTGCAGATTATCGATAGCCTTGACTCTAAATCCCTCCGCGACACGCGGAGGGATTCCTGCGCCGTCAAAGGCTTTGCCGGAATTGATTAGTTTTTGTACTGAATCATCGTTGTACATTATGGGTTGGCCTTGGGGTCAAACATGTACACAATCGCGTAGATAAGAAAGCCTTTCGACGCAGTCGAATGGGTTAGCTGCAACTTGACCGTTTGACACTCAGTATTGAACGGATAGAAATAGCTTTCATAGGGGGGCGAGGTAGTCCCATACTGGATACGCCAGGGGTTCTCCGTCGTACCGCCAGCTTCGCTGGCGGTTTTGCTATCCAAAGTGACTGCCACACTTGGGGTAGACAACACCGAATTTGTGGGGCCGTAATGGATGAGCAGTCCATACAGATTGACATCCTTGGCCGGAATGTTAAGACTGTTAAGATGATTTCCGGCGGGGTGTCGCACCACATTCATCGCCACGATAGCGGTGATGGCTCGGGTCGTAGTGGTGCCCCCGTTTTGCACGTAATAGTCGTCGTAGCTGAGCGTTGTGAATTCGCTCACCGAAGTTTTGTTGGCGGTCGAATTCCAGTTGCTTGTGTACAACCGACTCCCTTGGATTGCCCCGCCCCCATTGACATTTCCGGCCACAAGGGTCGTGGTGCCCACCAACCATTTGGGCTGCCAGAAGTCCGTGCCGGACTTCTGGGTTTTCTTGATGTCGTATATGTAAATGGATGCCGTTGTGGAGCCGACTTCGTTAGCATCTCCCGCGCAGAACATCAGCCACTCATTGAAGATCGTGTTGTAATAGCTGATACTAGCGCTGGCACCTGTGGTGCCAGCGCTAGTAGCAAAGGAAGGTATCTTTTCGCCGATAAGACGAAGGTTATCACCTTCGATGAGACCGGGCACCCCCGTCTCGGCGATGAAGGCCACCTTGTTTTTGAAGGAAATCATGGGCGTATCAAAAGTGGCCACACCCACGTCGGCGAACTGTTTGTTGATGAAGAAAGTTTCGACGGTGGAACCCGTTAGTTTCCAAATGTCTCTGGTGGTCGCCACATACAAAGCTTCATCCGTGGCAGCCACCCCCACAATACCCGCGTCGAGAATGAAGAAGTTGCCCAGGTTTCCCGAAGGGAAACACTCTTCCCCAATACCGTCGCGCGTTTCTTCGCGCGACGAAAACAAAAGGTACTGCCCAATCCCGTACCAAATTCGGCCTGAATAAGTGGTCATCGACCAGCAATCTTTGGAAGGCGTGTCGGTCCCGATAACCTGCGGGGGAATAACCGGAGTGGGTGGCGAATTCGAAGTCAAGCTGGGCGCGTACCGCGCGGTGTCAATTTTGTCGTCGGGCACCGGGTCATTATAGGTGGTTGAGGAAGCCCCGGTTCCAAACGAATCGTCTTCATAGGTGAGGGTCGAGGTTCCGGGGTTGGCTACCTGCTCCAAAAAGTAGAAGGTACCTCCACCGTCGGTGGTTCGATAAACGTTTAGGTACGGGTAATTCGTGGTGTCATTGTAGAAAAACGAATCCAACGTCAGTGTCATCTTCGGATTCATATCAAAAAATGGTCCCGTATTCGAGGGCATCAAATCGGGGTTGCGCTGAATATCCGCCCGGTTTGACACTTGGCCCGTAATGGACACGTAAGCAAAAGAATATGTCCAACCGAACTGAATATCGACTTTGTGATCGGAGGCATCGAATTCCAGGTTGCGGACAATTTCATTGACATCGTAGGCCTCGGCTTTTGTGCCGCCCACCCCGCGAGTACAACCCGTAAAGGTTGTGGCTGTAACCCCCGAATAGGTAATCTTCTCGTAGCCCACCCATAAGGTTCCACTACCGGGAAACCCAGTTGTGGAAGTGACATTCAGGGTGACATCCGCCGCCGCAACGGCGGCGGTAAATTTGGTCGCATCGCCCAGTAGCGTTACCGGGGCCGTAGGCCCCGGTAAGCCCCATGGATAGACGGCCATCGAGCCGCCGCTTGAGCCTTTGAGGATAACCGTACCGTATTTGTCGGCCCCTGCGTCGGGGAAGCACTTCACATAAGCCAATCCCTTGGAGAAGGTCACAAGGTGGGGCTTATACGAGGTGTTCATATTCCGCAGATCGGTGCCCGAAGAGGTCCAGCCTCCCGACGGGGGCTCCGCCCCCGTCGGGAAATATTGCCAGTAAAGTTTGTACGAAGTTCCGTTGTACACCGAGGCCAAAATGAACGAAGCCGGGTGGGGCGGGGTGTAGCCGCTTTGGGGCAGCGTTTCGTAAATCCATGTCCGCACCACTTTGCCCGTTAACAAAGAACTGGCCAAAGTGCTTGTCATCTCAAAACGCTTGGCGAGTGCTCCAGTGTAATCTACGTAATAGTTCTGGGAGCCCGACTGAAAGCAGGGCTCGAAGTTGAAGGGACTCAGAGATTCCCGATAGGGAATCTCTGGAGGCGCGAACTCAACGCAATCCCAGCGGGTTTCTCTCATTCGGCCTCCCTAGAACGTAAATCCACTCGGGCGTCCCGTTCTACCGGCGGCAAAGCCGCCGGTAGAATTAGAGGACTGCGAAGAGTTGGGATAGATGTAGGGACGGTTGGTCGCCGAGTTTCCACCGCCGGAGGCGGTGGAAAAGTTGCCGAAATTCGAGCCGCCAAAGGAGTTTGGATTGCTACTACCTCCGTAGTAGGAGTTTTGGTTACCGTACCCGGTTCGGCGACCCGTCGCCGAACCGAAACCAAACGAAGGTGACGCCATCACAGGGGTAGCGGAGCTACCCCCACCGCTGCCACTTGAATTACTGGTTCCCCCGCCTGCGGCGGGGGAACCAAAGACGGCGTTGGGGTTCTGGTAGAACAGAGCGTTACTGCGTTGCTGTATACTTCCTGGAGGCGCGCCTTGCGCGCCTCCACCGTAGCCGCTAACCTGCCCGCCGTTTCCACCCATATACTGTTGAAAAAGCGAGGCTAGATCAAAGTTAGGATTTTGACCCCCGGAGTTGTAGAAATTCTGGAGGTCCTGCATCGTGGCCTGTTGCCCCATACCAGAAGGCATTTGGGTAACCGGACCTTCTGGGCCACCGTTCCAGTTAGAACGAGGACCTTCTCGATATGCACCAGTAGGAGTGTTGCCACTACCCGCGTAGGCGGTCCCGTAGGGACCGCCTTGGTTCCACGGTTGATCCATACCTCCGGTGGGGTAAGCCATGTGGTTAATGCTGCCTCCGCCGCCATACATGGCGGCGTACCGCTCCTCCATGCTGCCGGGCGCATACTGTTGACGACCCGACATGATTCGCTGATCGTATCCATTATTTGCCGGACCCCAACTTCCATCAATATGCTGAACATAGTCCGCACGCCCGGAGGGGTTATTACCGGGTTGAGCAACACCGTTGGTGCGGTAGAAATCGGCAATCATCTGCTGCCGCGCATCGCCGCCTCCTGCGGAGGGCTGATTATTGCGGGCTTGATTAGCTCGAAACATTTGATCCAAAACCCCGCCGCCCATATTGGTGGCAGGGTCTACCGAAGGTAGACCCTGCCAATTAAATTGGGGAGTGTTGCTGACCGACCCATTCTGTGTGGGCTGCGGCTGCGCCGCAACCCCTCCTCGGTTTTGGTTCCCATAAGCGTTGGGATCATTAATATAGTTGTTGCGCTGCCCCGCGACATTGTTGACCTGCGAACCGTTGGCCCATTGGCCGCCGCCGTTGGCGGACATTCCGTCCTGAATAACCTTCTGCATGGCGGAAATATCTCTGATATTTCCGCCACGTTGCTGGTAAGGCAGAATGTACTTATAGTACGTCTCTTGGTCAAGGTTACGGACCCAAGCATCAGGGTCCCCGGCTGCGCCGGGGTTCGACGTATTATACGGGGTCAAAAGAGGCTGCCAATTGGGATCATACCCGCCGGTAACGCCTCCGGCGTTACCGGAATTACCTCCTTCACCGGGGCCGAGGGGACGCCCGCGTGGAGCGGTATTGACACTTCCTGGCACAATTGTATTTGCGTTGGTGTCGGGTCTGCCTGATCCATAAAGCGATCCAGGACTACCGATTATTGAGGGCGATGACCCCATCGGGTTCTGAAACTGCGCCTCCCACGCACTAAAATTGTTGGTGTCTGTGGCCCCCGGATTCATCGCGAGGGTTCCCGCAAAGGGGTTTGCTTGTCCCTGCGGGACAAGCGCGGAGTAGGGGCTGCCATTCATTCCGTAGGACTGCATATTCGATGCAATACCGGGGCCATTATAGGTATCCCCGGTGTTCGTCCAATTGTCCGGCAAAGACTCGTCGTATCCAAATCGTACTGGCATGTTAGTGACCCCTTAGCCCTTCTTCATCCACCACCGCGAAAACATTCCAAAAGCAATTGCTACAAAAACGCCTCCGGCGTTTTTGTAGGTGTCGCCGGGTTCGGGGAATTTAGGCCCCACATTAAAGAAATATTTCACGCCCGGATCGAGATCCGGGCGTGAAGCGACCATATCTTTGGGAACTTGAAACCCGATGGGGTTGACAGCTACCGGGTCTGGAGTGGACAATTCTCCATCGGTGATGCGTTGCCAAGAAACGGCTGCCCCAACAGGAAGACCAAAAGTACGCTGGAGTTCTTCAAGCAGTCCTAGCGCACCCACTTGGTTTTCTTGAACCAACGCCAAGGCGACTGAAATTCTGACAGCCCCCCGGTGCCAAACAAGCTGCTCTGAAGGCAGATAGTCCTGGATATTCTGATATCTAGGTGGCGCTACCTCAGGATCGTCTTCAATGCCGTTGGCTTTGAGGAATTTGAGTAAATTGTCTTTGAATGCCATGGGTTATCTCAACCCAATTATACCCTGTTGGGCGGAGTTAGCTCCGCCCAACAGGGAATGGAAAAGTTACTAGTAAAGGAAACACCGAAGGTGTTTCCTTTACTAGTAGAGTAGGCCTATTCCAGCGCGAGGGCCTGCCGTAGGCAGGAGCGACTCCGAGGGGTGGATGTAGGGGTCGCCCTGTGCCGCGCCCTCTTCCGCCGCCGCTTGGTGCAGGGCCGCCATCATCTCGCCCATTGCCCCGTAGTAGTTCGGGACCCCCGAGGGCATCAATTGGACCCCGCCCGCTTTGGGGTCCTGGGAGAAGCTGTAATACGCCCAGTTTATCGCCTGCCGCCACATGTCGAGGTACTTCACTGGGCCTGGAATTGCTGTCGTCTGATAGGATGCTAAGGTTACCTCCGTAGGTATTTTTTTGTAAGTCCCGTCCACAAAATAGCGGGGGCTAACACAGTAATCGGCGGGGCGGGGGTGCAGCCTAAAGGCTGATATATCCGCCTGATATGAGATTGCCGAAGGCAATCCAAGGACTCCCGTAGACTCCAGGTCTTTCTGCACAGAAAGCGGGGCTTTCTGTGGTTCGCTTCCCGGAGAAAACCAACACATCCGCGCTTGTCGAAGGCCGTCCCAATCCGAGGGGACCGCGACTATGGGTGCCCCATAGTCTTGCTTGCGAGGAACGAGCCAGAAAGGATCGAGGGTAGCTAGAGTCCATCGCCAATCGAATTTCCGCCACACCTGATTTTGGGCGGCATTGAGGATGTGTACCTTATAGGCTTCCTCAATATTTCGGGACTTCATGACATTCGTCATGTTCAGCACTTCAGCGTAGGTGTATGACATGTCTTTTAGCCCCTCGAATCAATCAAATCGGTTCGCACGTCAAGGACGCGCGAAAGCGGAATTTGTGTACGCATTTGCTGGAGTTCGGTCTCTAAGACCGCCCGCTGTCCAGTGAATCGGTACGATTCACCCTTGGGTTCGTAGATCGCGCTTCCCGCTCGATCATCGTCCGCATAGAGATAGGCATAGTACAAAACTGCTGCGCAATATACTCGGAACCAATCATCATCCAGAGACAAAATAGTGGTAGAAGCATAGTCAGACGAAGTCAGATTAGGTACATTCTTCTTGTAGAAAAGCAAAAGCTTTTGCGCGGTCGAAGGCAAGGAAGCCGGAGGCTTTGGGTAAAGCCGCACCTTTGTTTGCCCTGCTACCTTTGAAACTTCTAGGGTCTGCCCAGTGATAACTGAGTTAGAGGGTAGAAGCCCCCGAACAGCAATCGGGGAGAAGATGTTGGCCCCGTCGGTTAAGTAAACGCTTTTGAGATGGTTGAAATCCGATGGAACAGTGATCGTGTAGTCGGTGGTCCCCGCGACGATAGTCAGCGGGGACTCCGCGATTTCGCCGAGAGTCCAAGGCCACGGGGCCGCGTGCCACACCATAGAGAGCGCATCAAATAAAATCCGAAGCTTGATGTCGTCAAGCCGCATCGACTTGACCATCGTCTTCGCGTATGAAAAAGCGTCCCCAGGTGTGAAAACTGCCATCTACAGATCCTTTTTATGAAAACGCACGTTTCGAACTGCGTTCGAAACGAGAAAGAAAAGTGCGAGGGAGCTAACCCCGCAAATTAGCCCGCTGAAGAAATCGAATTCGCACATTAGAATTTAGGGCCTCCCATGTCTTCTTGAGTTAAAATCCATCCATTAGGAAGAGGATTTTTGTTATCAAAGCGTTTGAAACACAACTGGCAGCGGGCCACCCAATTTGAACGGGTTTTGTCCCGCTCATCCCCAAAACCGCCGGGCATCCTTTGCCCCCGAATGGCATGCTTCCCATTTTCGAAGTGGTGGCGACATGCCGCTTCCAAAGCCAAATCATTTTTGCGTTTATCTTCCGCCGCAATCGCATGATTTCGGCGGGCCGCAATCGCAAGCTCTCGCTGTTTCTCCTTCGCGTCGCGCGCTTCGCGCGCGAGATCGAGTTGATAGTCGAGCAAAAGGGATTGCTTTTCAGCTATTTGGGCGGCCTCTGGGCCGCCCAAATAAGACAGCGCCCCGAGTAGCTTGGGGTCAATCTGTTGCGGAGCCGCCGTAGGCGGCTGAATAGGTGTGTTTGCCATACTTTTCTAATCCATTTTAACACCCATAGGGTGTTAAAATGGAGATTCGATTCTTTGCTTTCCGGTGTACTTTGCCCATTGCGGGGAGTTTGCTGCCGCAAACTCCTTTTCAATTGCTTCTACGGAGGGGCACGGCATTTTGCCAGCAACCCCCAATGCCAGCCAGCGACAGAGAACCGTTCGCCAACCCCGAGCAAATGGGTCCGTCGGATTTTCGCCGACCATTTGGTCCTCGTAGCGCCAACCCGGTTTGAGGCTGCCGTCCTTGGTTTTGAAGCCCTTCTGGTTTTTGTAGTTGTCAAGACCCACCACCGGATCACCGTCCCACACCATCTCAGGGAAGTCCTTGTACGACAAATGTCGTACCGAAGGGTCGGGCACCGCTTTCCGCTCGATATCCATGGTGGAGAATTCTGGAATTATGGTTTTACCATACCCTGAAATGGACAAAAGCTCGTTGTTGGGAAGCTTGTAGCAGACGCCCCTAAAGGGGCGTAGACTGAACTCGCGGAATACCAGATTTTGCCCGTAGGGCAAACGTCCCATTTTCTTCTCAAATTCCTGCCAGTGCATCGGTGTTCCCAAGCGGGAGATGTTGTTGACAGTGTTGATGTAGCCCTTAACGGCGAAAATGTTGTGGGCGAACTGCTCGTCCAGATACGCCTTGGTCATCGCGGCGCGCTCTTCCCCAGCATCTAGCTCTTTGATTAGCGCTTGCCGCTGGGGATCGATAATGTGTGCCATAAATTATTTCTTTTTTACCACTTCTTTGATCGTGCGGATTTCGTAGAGCAGCCCGTCCAAGGCCCGCAGGGTATTGACCTCGTTATCAGTAACCTTGCTAAGGATCAACTCAAGTTTTGTGAGTCGCCCCTCCATATCAGCGATGCGGCGTTGTTGATACCCAATAACGGTCGCGCCGCTCAAAAGCGGCACAACGCCGCCCAGTATCCAGAGAATCGGTATTCTGATATCCATGCGTGGCATACCCCTCCTAAAAATTCGTGGTCGGCGCGGTGCCGACGGCAGGTACCGTCATCGTAAAAGACGGGGGCGTGAAAGGATTGGTGGTGACCGTGAACGAGGTGGAAACTGAACCTACTTGGGTTCCGGTTTTATCGAGCAGCCACGCAAAATACGTGGTGTTGGGCGGGGTGAGGTCGGTGGTGTAGAACACCTCCGTGGCTTGGTGATATTTCCCGTCGGTGATGGGAATGAGAGTGAAAATAGGAATTTCGACAATGCCAATGTACGAACTCAGTTCGACGCTTGGCCGCCCCGTAGGGGCGGCCAAGCCGAGGAGGAGGTAGCCCTGAAATAGATTTCCATCCGACCACGAAAGGGTCGTACTCGAATCAGCTTTGCTAGTACGTGCCGTAGCCATGTCTTAAAAATTTGGTAGCGGACCACGAGTCGAACGTGACTGAGAGAACATGAATCTCCGGTGCTTCCATTACACTAATCCGCGTCAATCTCTCCTACAACAAGTCTACTCTATTTTGAAGCCATTCTTGAACAAAGGCTCCACCAATGACCACCACTCTTTAGACGGTACAACATCATCGCGGTACTTTTCGCAGATAAAGCCATACCACAAATCGGCATTTTCTATAATGTTTCCTTCGGCATCGAAAGAGTTGATAGGCAGCCGCAGAATCGTTTTTATCTCAAAACCCGCCCGCTTAATCAAGGTTTGCCACATCTCTAAACCAAACACCGAGTAGTGATTGTGGTTGAGTTCATGCCCGGTCTTTTGGTCGGGGGCTGGTACTTCGACGTATAACGTACCGCCTGCTTTCAGCAGGCGATTATACGACGTCAAAGTAAAGAACGGAGCAAGTGAGTGTTCGAGTACATGGCGAGCAAACACAATGTCGTAAGACTTCTCGGGAAGGTCGTTGAATGCCTGATCGGCAACAATGTAAGGCAGCTTACACTCGGTAAGGGCATCCTCTTCGTAAAGCGTCATTCCTGTTGGAATAGCTCCTAGTTCAGCAAAAGCTTTGAGGTCGCGTCCCGTTCCGCATCCCACATCTAGAACTTGTTTTCCTGCAAGACCATAGCGGTCTTGCAGGAGCGAGATGACATACTTGGAGAAATTGTTGTGGGCATCGTCAACATGTGTCCACCAAATATCTTCTTTGCGTTCATCGACAAAGTCGGCGAATCTCTTCAGGGCAGCGTCATTCATTGGGGCTTATAATCCTTTATGCTCAAAATGTTGGGGTGAACGTGGTGTGATTCGATATTGGGGCAGAGGAACACCGGAATCTTTAAATCAGCGCAGCGTTTGCAAAACGAGTAGTCTTCCGAGTACCCCTGAATATTATCAAAAGGTTGTTGCTTCAATTCCTTTTTGATGCGTTTGATGACATCCGCGCGAATCAACAAAGCTCCGCCGCCTACATTAGCAACCTGCACAATCTCCTCTTTGGGGTCCCACGTGACAAGAGGGGCAAAGCCTCCTTTACCATCGGGGATATTGGCCACGGGCCGGAGGCCCATGTCGGCTTGTTTATACGTGTAGATTCCACTTACAACAGGAAGATCATAGGTTTTCATAACCCTCAAAAGCCGCCCCAAAAGGTCTGGCATAAAGCAATGATCGGTGTCGGTCATGAAAAGCCATTCACCTTCAAGCTCATCACAAATTTGGTTGCGACCCATCTCGTGCCACGAAACCGTGGCGTTGGCTTCCTTGATATCTGTGCCCGCCGGGCACAGATATCGCCGCGAGAAAGCGATCATGTCGCGGTATGAGTTTACGAAGTACCTTGCGGGGTTGTTATCAAACATCATCCCCACGGTTCCTATGTGGCGTGTGGTTTTAAGCATCGGCCCATTCCTCCAACTGGTTGATCCACTTCTCATAGTCGAAAGTGTCGCGGGCATCTAACATCATTTCATCCCGAAAAGCATCCTGCTTTTCGGGATGAATAAGCAGGTCGGCCATTTCCCATATCAAGGACATGCGACAAACGTTGTCTTTTTGGGGAACTCCCGGCATCACAACACCGTGAAGAACGTTTTGTTCCAAAGCCCACAGGTCATTGCAAACCGGGATCGCTCCGCAGGCTTGCGCATCCATGCAGGTTATACACGAAGTTTCGGCGAAATCATTTGGGTACCACCAAATCCCAGCAGAGAACCACTCGCGATACAAATCAAGTTGATTCAAACGCCCGCGCCACACAATTCCAGGTTGATTCATCAAGGATTTAATCTCGGTGAGTTGCTGACCCAACACTTTGTTACCGGCCTCGAAAACTTTCTCAGCGTAATCGAAGCCGTAGAAGATATGTAATTCAGCGTCAGGTACTAACTCCCTAACCCGAAACCAATCTTTGAGGCACAGAAGCAAGCCCCTATCGGGGCTCGAAGCGTACATGATCTTTTTTGGATTTCTGACAATCTTTTCTTTTTCGATCTCTTCTATAACATCGCGGCGAATCCCGTTGGAGTGAAGATATATTTTGTCTTTCATCGCGGGAGTTCTTTTCAGAGTGTAACCGATATGCTTCTTGCACAAACAAAGATACCGATCCACCTTGGCGGCTTGCGCCGCCGACCAATCGTAGCCCACATCTTGAGCCATAAACCAGAACTTCCCTTTGGGAAGTTCGAGATCGAAGAAGCTGGGATTTCGATAGACCAGCCAATTGTAACCCTCGGGGGCATTCTTGGTAATATCCTCCGTAGGACGCCACACCACACCCTCATGGATGGTGCCCGCGAACCCAATCGGGGCGTAAGATATCACATCATGCCCGCGTCGCCGAAGGCGACGCGCGAGTTCGACGTGAGAGGTTTCTGAGCCGCCAATTCCACGATGCAGGGGGGTGTTGAAGTCCCAGTTCTCCATCGTGTGCGGACTCCACAAAGCGAATTTTGACATACCGTCCTATTATATCAACAAAAACCCCTCGGCGAAAGCCGAGGGGTTTTTGTTTTGTTAGAGTTGAATCACAAAGTTAGTTGGGCGAGTACCGTACAGTCACACACCCGATGAGACCCTTGCCCGCAGCTGTTGCGGCGCCGGAACCAACCGACTGGGCAGCGAAATCGACAGTGATTAGATCGCCAGTCGAAAAATTCGCCGATGCCGAGTTGACCACAGCACTTACCGGGGACGGATTCCCCGCAGCACTGGTAAAGGTAAGGTTCGTCGCCTTCAACGTAGCCGCCCCGGCGGTCCCTACGGGACCGAAAATGACGGGCATCGTTGAAAGGCAACTCGCCGAGTTGACACGAACGTTAACCGAACAATTGCCGTCAGCCGCCCCGGTGAAGGATGCCGCCGAAACTGCCGGAACCGCAACAAAAAAGACATCGGTGATGCGACCGTTTCGTTTAGCCACGAAAAGCGGCGCGCCAGTAACGGAAGCCCCGTGGATAGAGGTTACGTTTGCCTGCCCGAATAGAAAAACTTCCTCATCGTAATCGTACGATTTGGCGGCGTCATTGGTAGCAATAAGTCTGTCTGCCATGTTCTGTTTCCTCCTTAGGCAAGCGTCGTGGCGCAATCCATGGTCTTCCAACGATATGAACCACCGATACCGGCAGGCCCATCGAGCGGAACCACAAGATAGGTGAAGTAGTAGCTCACGAGAGCCCCAATTTCACCCGTCGGATCGGGCACCGAAATGTCACCGTTAAACCGTTTCACTTTGATCGCGAAACGTTCCTTGTTGGGATCGGTCACATCGGAGGGTTTGGTACCTTCGAGCGAAGCTTTGCCGAGCGCACCCTTGCCGAACACATACGCCCGGTAGGTAGAACCGGAAATGTATACGTTGGTGGTGGGGACGAGGCGAACACCCGCGAGAGAATCCAAGGTTCCCCGCATACCCTTATTGAAGTTGACCATCGCCGTCCCCGAGGGATCGGTATACTTGAAGATGTCGCTGTAGCTATTCGCGGCAGGATCATTCACAAGGTCAAACACGTTGTAGGGGTGCAGAACCGCATAAAAGTTACCATCCTCGCGCGGCATGACATTCAAGCCGTGAAGGTAAGTGGCGCTCGCGCGGAAATCGGCAATGGTCGGGGTCGAACCGTTCAGAAGGGTCTGGTTGGTCGAGGAACTCTCATTGTCAATCACGTCGCGGGTCAAACGGTCTACCGTTTGGCCAGCTTGGTAGCCCAGCAAATCAGCCGCAGCTTCCACAATCGGATCGATTGCGGTGCGGGTCAACATGGTGGAAATCGTCTGATAGGCCGAATATTGACTCAGATCGCCGCCGACCACATTCGAGCGGGACATCGTGCCCGAAGTCGGGACGGTGCCTTCAACCGAGGGGGTCGTCGCAGCCGAAGGCTGCGCATAGCGGAACCACTGAATCGAGCGGCCATTCTGAAGGGGAATCATATCGTCCTCGCACGCATCCCCAAAGCGGAACACGGTGCGTAGGGCGTCGAGTCCCTTGCGTTTGTAGTAAACCGACTGGAGGTGAGCAAACTGGCTCGCCGAGGTCGTATTTGGAGTTGGGTAATACATGCCTTACGTTATAAGTTCTCCTTATTCAACTAAATGGTAGCATAACGAAAATTTATTTCGCTTGCAAAACAGAAAAAAGTGTGAGCGCGCGGGCCGCCTCGGCGGCCCGCAGGTGGAGCAGTCTGGTTTTCCAATTTTTGCGCTCGATCAATCACGAATTTTATTAGTAACCTCCTCGTCCCTGCGGGATGCTATTCAAAAACTTCTTAGCGTCCTCTAAAGGCATTTTCTCGAAACTATCGTACATCGCCGCAGTGCTTACGCCCTGCGTCGGGCCTCCGCCACGGGGACTCGGGGGAGGTGCATTCCAACCGCCGCCCTGCGGCGGTTGGAAATTCTGAGGGGGTTGAGGGGGCGCGAAGTTGGGCTGCCACTGTTGCGGGACCACAGGTCCCGCAAAGTTAGGATCACCTCCTTGTGCTGCCTGATATTGGGCCATCCAGGCCGCCTGCTGGGCTGCCTGTTGCCGGGCAATAAGGTCCCTTTCGGGAGGAATGAGACCATTCATCTGCGCGTGACTGAGTGCAACCTCCAAGTGGGCCGGGTTGAAACCCAAGCCCATTTGTTTGCGCACCCCCTCGATAGCTTGAATTGCTTGCGGATTTTGGTAAACCGGGTGTTTAGCCCAGAACTGTTGCTCGACTGTCTGCCCTTGCAGGGCAGACATTTGCTGTTGAAGCTGTTCGTACAACTCACTCTTTTTGAAAGCTTCCTGGGTGGCCTTGGCCGGATCTTCAACCGCCATCCGAGCCCACTCCTCAGGATCAATCCGTGGCTTCGGCGTCGCCGAAGCCACGGCCAAAGGTGCCGGAGCGGCTGCCGCAGCGGCAGCCTGCATGAGTTCTTGTTCTCGCTGCGCCGCCGCTGCGAGTTTGGCCTCGTATTCCTGAATGGTTGCCCCAACGACCCTGGAAGCATCCTCCTGGGACGCAAATTGAAATGGACGACCGTTGATGTCCAGGGTCAAATTTTGGGGCGGAGGAGGCGGAGCCTGGGCTGCCGAATTATTCTGTGCCAGATATTCAGCAAAAAGCTGAGCCATTGGATCATTGTTTGTAGACATAAATTCCTATTCCAAGTATACTCTCGCGCGCCGCGATTAAAATCGCGGCGCTGGTGCGGGCCGTTGGGGGTACTGGTTTTTCAATCCTTCCTTAATACCCTCCACATCCAATTGGTCGTGGGTACCGAAGAAAGGCAGTTCCCCTTGGTTTCCTGATTGTTCCTGGGCCTGCAATTGCCCCTCGATTTCGTGGGGGATGAACATGAGGTAGTCGAGCGTGGATTTGTGGCCGCGCCACAATCCAAGGATTCGGAGGTCTTCCTCCCAATTTCTCTGTGGGGTCGCTAAAATCTGCTCAATATCTCTCAAGCGGAGCCGTAAAGACTCAAGCAGCGCCGCGTAGGCGGCGTTGCTTGGTAGCTGGGTGACAGCTACCTGGGTTTGAAAATCTAGTTTCATACTTCCTTTATCGTAACTGACACTTCTGTTTTAGGCCAAATGGCTTGAAGAATCTTTCTCATAGATTCGTCAGAGACACGAACACACCCGAAAGTCGGGCGTAGATGGATACTGTCCCTCAACCTGCCTCCATGTATAAGCAACCCAAATCTGCCATTTTTTTTGGCTTTTAGGGCATCGCCGCTTTGGGGGTCGAGTGAGATTATTCCATTGGGACCATACGTATTGTCGTTGGTTTGAGTAGGTTCCAAGTGATTCACATACCCCCTGTAGTCACCCGTGGGCGTATCCCCGTAAGAGAATAATGGATTTCTAGTTGGATTGCCTCGTTGTTTAGCCGCTTGATTATCGGATTTTCCTAAACAGTCAAAAGGCCCTGCCAGAACGTTGGCTCCGTCTACCACCATGAGATCACCTGTTTTTCTGCGATCTTTTGGCAAAACTATCGCTATCACTCTTTTGGTCTTCCTTTATCGTTCATCTTCAAGGAGGTGCGCTCCTTGATTTCGTTCAACTTGGTCTTATGGTCCAAATCCAGCGCATTCTTTTGTTGCATCTGCTGCGACTGGGTCGCAGCAGATATGGTTTCCTGCTGCAACTGCTGAGCGTGCCGGAATTGGGCGATACGCGCGTCGGTATCGGCGCTACGCGCTTTGATCTGCATATCCATTTGGGCTTTCTGAGCGTCCGCCGCCGTTTTTTGCCGCTGCATCTGAAGTTTCATTTCAAGCTCTTTTTGCTTCATTTGAATCTTCATCTGCTCCAGCCACACCTTGAGTTGGCCCTCCTCCTGCTTTTGCTGCATCTTTTGCTGCGTCTCTTGCTGTTTTGCAGCCGCTTCCTCTGGAGATGGCTGTTTCTTCATTTGAGCGATCTGCATGGCCGTCTGGTTTTTCTCAGATTCCGCCTGCATCTTCATTTGACCCATTTGGAGCCTTGTCTGCGCGTCCAACTGAGCCTTTTGCATTTCGCCTTCCTTGCCGATGTTCTCGGCCTGCTGTTGCTGCTCTTGCTGGGCTTTCTTCTCTTCCTCGTTGAAGGGCCGGATCAAATTATAGTATCTATCGATTCCGGTAGCATCCATCATCATGCGAGTAAATTGCATGAAATCAACTGTGTATCCCGCTTGGCTCAACGCATTCAACATCGGACCTTGCAGCAAGGTCTGAGCGATAAAAGGAAATTGTTGGGAGATACGCTCGCGGGTTAGCATTTTGGAACTTGCGGTCACCCGAACGCGGGTGTCCTCCAAAAATGCTTGGGCAGAGACCTGCACATACTTGAATTCGTCGGGGTTTTGCTGGTCGCGTACGCGACCAGCAAGCTGATCGCCCATGCGGGCGTGGACCCGAACCATCTTCGATGATTTTTGCACCAAAGGAATAATCAGATAGTCTTCGAAATTCTTGACCATCGGGTACAACCGCAGGGTTGCCCCCTGGAGTTGCGCGTTAACGCCTCCGGCGGTGCGATTTGCATTCGATGGCGTCGGCTGCCCCGACGCCATCGGGCCTACTCCGGTATTTCTATCCGCCGCCGACTGAATGAAACCGAGTTCCTGGTAAATGTTGGAGGTGGAATCGGCCACCTGCAACATTTGGTAAGCTGAAGGGTCGGCCACCCCAAACTGTGCCCCTGGTCCCCATTTTTGCTGCTGAGGAGTGACCAAGAAACCTTGCGGGACTGCCCTCGGCGGAAACAACTGCATATGGACGGTATCGAGGCGGGCATTGAACAAAGCCTCTACATACCGCTGGTAGCCCTCGACCACATCTGCCATACTCATCGCGTAGAATCGGCCCGGCCACGGAAAACAGGGGGCCATACAAACGGGAATGAACCCGTAGGGGTTCAACGAGTTGAACATCACCCATTGGCGATTCAAAATCCAAATGATTTTGGATTTTGAATAGTACACCAGAACTTCAATCTGATTATGCGTGGGCAACGTCGCGGCGAAACTCGCCGTGATTGCAGAGTACTGCACGCCCCGCGTGGCTTCGGCAGTCTGTTTGGTCAAGTCGGCTTGCGCCGACTGGTATCCCTGCGACATTGAAAAGAGTTCGGGATCGGTCGGAACGTGCATTCGCTTGTCGTTCCGAAATTGCTTGATGTCCTCCAGGGTCATAAATCTCCGCCAAATGACGGAGCGCGCTCCGTCAATAGACGGCCCCTGAGTGTAAGGGTCCACGTAGAGATCCCGAGGATCTATCCGCGTGAAACTGGGCATCATGTGGTCGGGATCATACTCGATATGCACCCCGCCGTCTCCATAAAGGAGCATGTCGGTGAGGCAGAGCATGAACTCCCCTGTGGGGGTAGTTCCGCGTTTCTCACTTGTCTTATCGTAGGCGTACGCTAGGTGGGCGGTCTGTGCCCGCGCGGCCTCAGGATTGGAACCCACGTCCGCCTCGATGGAAAACCACTCGGGGTTCCCAAACAAAGCTTGGGCAATATGAGGTTTGGCCGCCTCAATTTGCTCGAAAACCAAGCCATACCCCAGGTTCGACCTGGGAATGTCCGTGCCCGGCCAATTTCGCGGGGGCACGAACTTGGCATAGAGCATATCATTGAGATTCCAGCGCGGGTCATGACTCTGGGTCCGATACGTCTCGTACTGGCTGAAGGTATTTTTCACCAACTCCAAGGCGTACCACTCCGAGAAGTGATCGCCCGCGAATTTCAGCGGGACGTTATCGTCGTCCAGAGGACGAGTCTCAATGTACGGAGGTTCTTCTTGCTTTGGCATTATTCAATTTTCATCGTCAAGGAGTGCGAGGGAGGCGTTTTCAGATAAAACGCGAGGGTTTTGAGAACATTCATAGAAATGAACAAGGCCATCCCCTTCCACACACCCACATCCGCCAGGGCGTCCGGGGCAACAGCATTCAAGGAAAAATAGACCAGAACGCTATCACCGATAGCCGATCCAATCGCAATTAGGAGGTTGTGGAGCCAAGGTTTCATGCCTACCCATATTATAGACCGCCCGTTCGTTTATAATATTCGTGCAAATTTGCTGGGGACAGCAAATTTGCAGGTTGGGGAGTTTTGTCGAAATCGAGGATAGGAATCCCCGCGAGTTCCATAAAAGCGTATTCCGTGGGGGTAAGACCCCCACGGGCAATCCCTTTGTCGAATTCCCGACCAAACCAACGTCGGGCGTCGTAGAAAGCACAGATGGCATCCATCACGTCGTCGTTCAAACTTTTGGGGAACTGCCGGAACTCCTGGAAGGCATGATCCAAAGTTTCGGACGGAATCCAGTCTTGCACAAACCGGAAGTCCCCCCGCGTGTACGCGGGTTC